CACATATCCAACTTCAATAAGTAAAAAAGAAATAATGCGAGCATTCACTTCTGAACAACAATTTAATTCATGGTATGGTGGCGTAATAAATGCGTTATATAGTGGTGATGCTATAGATGAATTCAATCTAACAAAAGATTTATTCGCTAAAAATATTGATAAGAAACATATGAAATTGATCGAGTGTGATATCACACAACCAAAAGAAATAGCTAAAAATTTATCAAATATGTCTGACTATTTTACTTTTGCAAATACTGCATTTAACGGATATAACTTAGTTAACGCAAGTAAAATTACGGCAGGAGAAACTAAGTGCGTAACATTCTGCGAAACACAAAACCAAGTATTGTTAATACGTGCAGATATTCAAAATGAAGTTAATTATGAAGTTCTTGCACAAATGTTCCATATGGAAATAGCAAGCTTGAAAGCTATGACAGTAAAAGTGGACAACTTCCCTACTGAAGCTTTTGAGGGTGATGCAACTCATAGGTTTGATACTTATGCAATACTTGCTGACATTGAAGCTATCAACGTTATTGATGATGTGTTTGAAACAGATTCTTTATATATTCAATCATCAATGGAATATAACGTATGGCTTCAACACTGGCAATGGTTATACCTATCATTATTTGGTAACTGTGTTGCTTTCGGTAAAACAGTTACCGTAGATTAGTGAGTGAGAATATAGAAACATCCATTTCATTATGTAGTGTTGTAATATCTCCTAAAAATCAACTAACTTTTTTAGATATAACAGAACAAGAAACTTATTTCAGCAACAAAGTAAAATTTGTTGCTGAAAATTGTAGGTTTCAACCAAGGTCGGAAAAGATTAGTTTCAATGGTTATGTTGACGAATTGCAGGAATGTAATTACGGTTTTTACAAAAACACTTATAAGGGTATAGAAAAGATTTTCTATTTTTGGGTTGTTTCTAAAAATTACGTTGCTAAAGAAGTTACAGAAATTACAATTCAAATTGATGTTTTCCAAACTTGGCTATTTGAAATAATATATAGACCTTGTTTTATAGAACGTGAACACGTTGCCGATGATGTTTTTGGTAGACATACAATACTAGAGAATTTCGAGTTAGGTGAGTATATCACATACACTAAAAAACCTGCTGAATGTCTAACTGGAAACCCATCATTCATTATAGGAATATCTCCATATGGCGATGGCGAGTTAAGTGGTGGAATATACGGAAGAACTTATTCGGGTTATAAAATTAAACATTACCTATATGCTGACCATGAAGATTTAAGCGATTTAATAAGTGGAATTTGTACCAATGGTAAAGCAGATGCAATAGGATTTATATTCACATTCCCATCTAAATTATTAAATCTTTCAAGTGGAACAACGTTGTATGGTAGTGAGGGAATTAGACAAGGAACTGAAACATTATCATGGGAAGAACAAGCACATAATTTCCCATTCAAGGGGGATGAATACACACCATATAATAAAAAGGTGTACACATATCCATACAACTTTATAACTGTTAAAAATTCTAGTGGTGGTAACGTTGTATTGAAATTAGAAAATTTTAGTGATGCTGACAATATTGAATTTCTAATTGAAAGTGTATTAACTCAAAATCCAACAATTTCATTAACACCAAAAAATTACTGTGGTAAAGCTTTCGCAATTGACGATAGTATAACAATGTCTGATTTTGGTTTATGTTCTTGGAATAATGACAATTATGCTAACTGGTTTGCACAACATAGAAACTCAATTAGTTCACAAAGTGCTAACGCAGGAGCAATGTATTCTGCACAAGGCAATGTTGCTAATTCTAACTATAATAATGCATTAGGTAATGCAGACACACAACAAGCTAAAGGGTTAATAAATACTGGAGTTTCAACTGCTAATGCGCTAGGTTCTATGAATTTTTTCGGAGCAGGAACTAATATGATTGGTGGTTTAGCAAATAATGCGTTAGACTACAATCAAGCTAATATTAACGCTAGGAATGATTTATCAAATAGTAATCTATTAAATGATACTAATTTCCAAAATACTATGCGTTCTCTTGTAGCTAGTGTTAGTGATGCTAAAGTACAACCAAATACTTGTAAAGGGTCAACAACTACAAGTGGTCTTGACATGGCTAGAGATACTGCAACGTTCTTTATTGAACAAACAGGAATTAAACCCGAATATGCTAGAATCATAGATACTTATTTTCAAATGTTTGGATATCAAGTTAATAGAGTCGGATTGCCTTATATTAACACACGTGAAAAGTGGAATTACATTAAAACCGTTGGATGCGTTGTCACTGGCAATATTCCAACAGAAGATTCTAGAGCATTGGGAATGATGCTGGATAATGGTTGCACATTTTGGCACGATGAAAATTATCTATATGAATATGACACAAATAATAATATAGTTGGGGGTGAATAGTTATGGGAAAATCTGCACAAAGTTTTGCAACTTGGAGAGTTCAAGAAAGTTTGATAGAATATAATTTCTATTATAAAAAGTTCCAACGTTTATTAATGACAATGTTTACTTGGGAAAATTTGCCCGATGGTATAAGTTCAAGATTTATTGAAGATAAACTTTTCAACAACGGAATGTTGATTTTTTTTAAATCTCAAATGGGTTTCTATGTGATAGCGCAAGCAACACCAATCGGGTTAAATGATTATGAAGAACCTATTGGTTATAATGCTTGGGGAATTAATAAGATTAAAGAGTATGTAAAGGCAAGTGATTGTGTTGTTATTTGGAATGACATTTTTAGAGAGAGTAGCGTTGGTAATGTAAACTTTTTTGCCAAAAGATTAGGTAACATTTTAAAAACAATGGATGTTAATTTAGAGCAACTTAAAAACCCAACTCTTGTAGTATGCCCCGAAAATTTAAAAGAATCAGCGAAAAGCGTTATGTCAGACAAAACAAATGGAATACCATATATCTATGTATCTGATAAATTCCAAGACATGGTAAGCGTAACAAGCTTAGATATGCATGTAAAAGATAATACTGCAAGCCTTAACACATTGAGAAAAGAAATTCAAAATGAAGCATTAACACATTTTGGGGTTAACAACGTTAATGTTGTAAAAGCTGAAAGACTTGTAACAAGTGAAGCTGACCAAAACAATGAAGAAATTCTTCTGAATAAAATATCATTTTATAAAGTTAGAAAAAAAGCCGTTGATGAAATCAATAAGAAGTTTGGTCAAAAGATTGAATTAAAATTAAGTATTGATGCATTTGAAGAGTTAGAAGATTTAATGACTAGCAATAAAATGGATGGTGATAATTGTGATTAATTGCGATGAGGGTCAAAAGACCATAACGGTATATGAGTTAATTGATATGGGTTTTGATTTTGGTTTAGACAAATATACAATATGGAATGAAGAGTATAGACCAATTTTAAACAATGCTTTACTTGAATATTTCCTAACACGTGAAATATCACATGTTGTACCTAACATGTGGAGAAGAAAGATAACTGCTAGATTAGATTTAATAATGCGTAATAAATATAATGCGTTATTTAAAGCAAAAGAACAGGAATTTAACCCATTGTATACTATGGAACTTTACGAGGATTATTCGCACAATATCAAAAATACTGCAAGCAATAGTAATAATGGTGAAACTAATTATAATAGTAATGGTACTGGTGTTAATACTACTCAACAACATATTGAAAATGTTGTTGAGGATGTTGTTGAAATTGACCAAACTGGAATAGGGTATACTTCTCGTTTCCCTAGTAATAGAATGTTAGATGGAGACTTAACAAGTGATGTGTTCGTTGATGGTGCAAACAATACTAAAGGAACAGGAAACAACACAACTAATACTGATAACACAACAGATTCTAACAGTTCTGACACTACAAATAATACTATTATTGATAAGACGACTAATGTTGCAAATGGAACTATCAACGGAGATATGACAGAAAGCTACCATAAAAAGACAATTGGTTCTGCATCTGCATTAACTTTTGCACATGCCATGACACAATTTAAAGATTATTGTGAAAGTTTTTCACTTGACCAACAAATATTTGACGAATTAGAAGAATTTTTTATACAAGTGTGGTAAGTTGTGGTAAAGTGTGTTATACTATCTAATAGAGGAGGTGATATTTTGAGTTTAATTCAACACATAGATTTAATTAACGGCATTTCTTTAAATCCTATACCAATGGAAGTTGGTCAACAGGAGACAGTAACAAAATGGTTAATGGGAATACAATCTAAAGTTAATAGTATCATAGATATGGGTAATGCTTGGGAATCAAATGCAAATAAATATACAGATGCTTCTGCAAAAATTATACAGGCTGAATATGATGCATTAATGGTTCTTATCAATAATGGAAATATAATTCCTAATGGTAGTATTGACATGGACAAGCTTAATACAAGTTTTCTTAGTGATTTACAAGACATAATATTACAATATGTCCACAACTCTAGTAAGTTTGTAAGTTTTGGTTTAGATGATAACGGATATTTTGTTGCTTACATTCCCGAAACGTGGGACGAGATAACATTTAGTACTAGTGTTGATGGTGAGTTATGTTTAACTATTAATTAAGGAGGTCTGAAAAATGCCAAATGAATATAAGGGAAATCGTTACGTACCTAAGGTATACCCGATTACTGACCCATGGAGAAATGATAGACCGTATGAAAGTCTAGTTGTTATTCCTTGGCAAGGTAATTCTTTCACATCACGTAAAGCAGTTCCTGTTGGTGTTGACATTAACAATACTGATTATTGGATGTGTACAGGAAATTATAACGTGCAAGTTGAACAATATAGACAAGATAGTAACAATGCAGTATTAATTGTTAATAATAAGTTAGATGATTTTGAAAATAGTCAAGATGGAAAATTCCAAATAATGTTGAATACTTATAAAGGGCAAATTAATAGTTATGCAGATGGTAAGTATTCAGATATTAACGACCAAATTAGTGCAACTAATGTTAGTCTTGCTAATACTGAAAATGATATCAATAATTCAATGACAAATTTTGAAGAAACTATTCAACAATCAATTAATGATTATACAGTAACGGTTAGCAACCAAGTTACAAGGGTTCAAACATTA